GGAAGTGAACTTTGTATAGAAGTCCAAACCAATGCTCCTGAAGAACTTATCGGTCCACTGGCGAGATGTATCCGACATGTAGTCTTGCTCGGCTTGCGTCACCCAAGCGTTAGCGGCGGTCTCGTTGGTCACAACACCAATGTCTTTTGCAAACTGCTTTGCTTCTTCACGATCACGAATCGTCGCAACAATCTCTTTCATCGCAGTGTGGAAGGTGTCGAGCGAAAACTCTTTTGAGTTAACGACTGGGCCAGCAAGTTCGGGTAGCGAGCCGATCGTCGCCAAGGGAAGTAAGGTTACAAACTGTATCCACTGACCCCAGCTATTGACCTGACGCCACAGTGGGCTGATGGGGTTAGCTTGGTAGCCAAGGTAGGTGTTGATCACCTGCATGGCCGCTTCGCGAGACTCCTCATCCAGCTTCTGTAGTTCGGCCTCAAGATCCTTACCGTTGTTGGTTGCTCGGTTGAACTCAACACGCTTTACGATGTGCGACACGTAGTTGACCAAAGCGTCTGTGGGCTCCATCGCAAAACCGAGTTCCCGAAGCTCTGCCTGGTCAAGGTTATCTGTCAGCAATCGAGATGCTTCCATCTGGCTAGCAGGGTCTGCGGTGTCAGGTAACACAATCTCCTCGCCTTGCACGGTATGCGCGTACTGACGCAATCGATGTATCGCTTGCTCCGCTCGCTGCGGTGAGATGCCAGGATTCTTAGCCAAGATCAGGTTCTTAAACTCGTCAGGACGCTGCGCGATCTCGAGCAAGTTCAGCGCTACCGGGAAGTAGTTTTCGCGGCGACCAATATCGGAGTTCGATGGCTCTATATACTGGTCGTACACGTCCTGTAGATACTGACGAACCTGCTGTGCTTTAGGACTCAACTCAGAGGTAGGGCGATCAGACGCTGCCTCGTCCATAGCCTCAATGACTTCAACTGAATCTAGTGGACCGACTTCTTCTTGGAACTTCTGTATCAGCTCATCTTTCTTTAGAGCCGCTGATTTCAGCATCCCTAAACGACCGCCGCCCCGTTCATCCTGTGCTCGTACATAGAACATGTCTGCGATCTTATTACCGCCGTACATACGAAGAACGCCGTCTGCTGTCGCGACGAACTTCATGAGGTGCTTGCCTTTTTTACCCATCTGGCGCTTCCAGTGGCGGGCAAGGGCTTCGCCACCTTCTTTTACAACGGCCTCATTGACAGCGGATACCAGAGTCTTTTCTTTAAACCCTATCGATTCGCGGGTAGCTTCGCGACGTGTCTCAACTACCTGCTCGATGTACTGCTCGAACTCAGGAGCTTTTGGACCTTTACGAACTCGGAAGCCCTGCGCCATAGCACGCCACAACCGACGGAGACGTTGCGCCAAGTTCTTAAAATGACGATCGGTCATGGTCTTGGCTTGACGATTAATGTACTTCTTGGTCGCCCAGCGAGATACCTGATCGGCGTACCACTCTTCGAAGCCTTTACTCTCGCCGTAGTTCTGAACGTACTTGGCGTGCATGGGGTGTCGTTCGAAAGCCTTCAACAGTCGAGGTCGAAGCGCATTGTTTTCAAGTGCAGCCTGTTGCTCGGTCTGGTACAGGTGATGACCGATCTCGTGCGCTGCAGTCATAAGCGTACTAAGAGGGTTGTTTGGTACATCTCGGACCATCGCAACGCCACGGAAGTAGCTGCCGCCTCGTTGGTCGTTTTCCTGCATATGCTGGATCAAGCGTTTGACGGCGGGGAAGTCCGCTTCGCCAACAAGGGTTCGTAAGGTGTCGTCAGTAAGCCGAGACAGACGATCGAAGTTGTAGACCCGTGGTGCGTCTTCCATCTTCAGACTCTCGATCAGCTGATCTATCGAGTCTTTCACCATGTCATCATCAAACTGCGTTGGGTCAGGCGGAGTAGGGTTGGTAGTTTCTGGGCCTAAATTAGCTGCTGCGCCACCACGTGACCGCTGATTAGGGTCAGGCCGCTCGTCGGTAGCTGAGGTTTCTTCTTTTAGGTCAAAATCGCCCTTACCAGCCTCACGCTCGCGGGGGTCACCGTACTCGATGTAAAAGCCGTTTTTTGCACGCTCGGGGTCTAGCGTCGGGCCTTCCTCCATCAGCTGGTTGGCAACTTTCTCTGATTCTTCTGCCGTGGTTCTGACCTCTTTAGCTGCTTTAACGCCCCGGTCCTCGTTGTAGTAGAGGCGAACAGCGACATCGTTCTCTCGTGATGTCTCAACGAAACGTGGTGTTTGCAAGAAGCTCAAACGGTACTGCGTCTTACCAAGCTGACCGGCAACCATGTTCATGCCGTTGAACTTGCCATTGGTGTAGTTGCTCTGATCAAGCAACGACACACCATTCATGTCTGTAACCTGATAGCCCTCGATAGCTAAGTCAGCCAGGATCTCAGCTAGACCTTGCTTCAGCGCATCGACGCGGCCTTGCTCTCCTTCAAATCGACTACCTTCACGGTTCTCAACCAACCGACGGCCGGCGTTCACAAGTGACACAAGACTTGCTCGCATCTTGACGCCATCCGGGCGCTCAACGATCACAGTCTGATTATTAGGCTTTACCTTCGCTGCTCGCTTGGCTTGTGCTTCAAGGAACTGGGGTAGAGTGAGCTTACGACCGGGGCCGTCTGCGTATAGCTTGTCGTACGCGGTCTTTCGAATGACGAACTCGTTGCCTTCTTTGGTTAGCTCTACCACCGCGTTGGGGTTTTCGCGGCTCGTGCGTGCGGCAGCATTAAGCGCTGCAGCTGAAACGCCTTCTAGTGCGTCAAAGTCTGTCTCGCCAAACTCGTCTTCATACGCCTGCCGAGCGTCCGCTTCATTATCAAACGTCTTTGATGGGTCTGCCTTGGCTGCATATGTACCAACAACCTCAGACTCTCCCTCCATCGTTTCTGTATTCGCAGTCTGCTCGTCGAACTCTGTTTCAAAACCCGATTGCTCGTTCGGGTCGACTTCCTCGAACGCATCGGGGTCGTCATCAACAGGTTTGACCTTGGTCTCTTTGTTGACCTTCTTGGCTCGCTCCTCGAGGGCTTGCTGTACGTCGACGATGGTTGCCGTGCCGCCTTCCGGTGCTAAGCCGCGAGCAGCAGCCAGCGCTGCAGCTGCATTCTCTGCTGTAGTCAGCTCCTCAGAGACAATGTTGCCTTCCGCATCGGTCGCTCGCGCCACAAGAGTAGCGTTACCGTAGTTTTTGTTGTTGGAGTAACCGAGTGCCGCACCGACGACAGTATCTGTCGCTTGGCCTGCAACGACCTCGTTAACGATGCGCTTGTCTGTCGATACAATAGTACCGCGCCCAGGGATAAAAGCAGCAAATGCTGATTTGCCGTTAACCTCGACGGGGGTGGCTTTATTTACACGTGCGCTGTACTGAGGCTCGTCACCCGCTACCCACACAGCTTTCTTGTCGCTAGTCGGATCGACCATGGCGTTAAGCTGTGCATTCAGATCGGACTGTGGCTCTGGCGCGGTTTGATCAAAGCCAGAAGCGTTGGACTGCTCTCTGACTATTTCTTCTTCAACACGCTGGCCTCGCGCTTCATCGAGCATGCGCTTGGCTTTGTCGACAATATTGGCAGTCTTATCGATAGCCTGATCTGCAAATTGCTTTGCGGGATCAGCCCCGGCTTTGACGGCTTGGACACTTCCGGCACCTACGCCAGCTGCCGCACCGCCGCCGAAGAAGCCAGCAAAGGCGGACTCTGCAAGTCGAAGCTGAGCTTGCTCTGCGTCAAAGGTATCGTCCATCTCCATGCGGTTTATTACCGCAATGCCTTCCTGAGCGAACTCCGTTGTGCCTTCAATAGCGGCACCGCGTAAAGATGTCCCACCTATGTCTTTCGCCAGGTTGGCTAAAATATCGCCTTCTTTTACCGAACGCTTCTTAGCTACCTTACCCAGCAAAGAAAGTAGAGCAACTTCACCGCCCACACCTATTGCTGCCTGTGGAAGACCTACGAGGGCGGCTCTGGCGGCAGTGCCCTCGTCCAAATCCTTTCCGCTCTCAAGCGCCTCACTCAGGTTAGAGCCTGACAGGGGTGCGTACTCTGCACCAAAAGCGCCTGCTATAGCGCCTTTCTTCATGTAGTCATAAGAGATCTGCGCAATGATTCGCTCGTCAGCATCAGCTACACCTTTGACGGTCCGCTCGACTGAGTCTTTAACCAGCTTTTCAGCGGCTTTTCTGCCACCAAGGGAAAATGCTGCACGGCCGGCGAGAGCGCCGATACCGGCACCGCTGATGCTACTAACCGCGCTTGGTGTGAGCTGGCCTACTGACTTAGCAACTTGAGTAATGAACCCATCAACGGTCGGTTCATCTAGGAACTCTTCAAACGATTCTACATTCTGTAACGGGGCAGCAGCTGCTTGCTCCGTGACTCTTGCTCTGCGTACGTTTTGAGCTGCTTCGGCGTCATCGCCAGTAGCCGTGTTGAACAGTGCTTTGAAGTATTCGACATCAGCTGCAAGCCCTTCAGCTCCGCTTTTTACGCCTGCGCTAAATACCTCCCCAATACCGGTTGGTGTAGGACTGGCCTGTGCCGGTCCTTCAAGCATGTTGCGCTCGCCCGGATTAGTTGGTTCAAAGAGACTGTCGAGGTAGTTATTGCGCATTGGCGGTATTCGCTATCGCCGTTGTCGTTGCGTAATCGGCTATCGCCTTACTCACCTTTTCCAAGTCGCTAATTTTAATTCGGGCACCTTGTTGCTCTCCCGTGCGGTTACCCTGTGCATCTGTTGCGTATGACAAATAGATGAGTTCGGTGGGGTTCTGTGGGTCGTTAACCCGCACACGTGACAGAGAAAAGTCCGTTCCCTGCGCGTTTGGAGAATCCAAGAAGAAAGACTTCAGTGACGCGGTCCAGCTGGCTGAAGGGCCATTGTCTACAAATACTGCAACAGCTTCACTGATGCCTGCGTTGATAGCGCCATCAATTATCTCTGTCGCTTCGGCGTCGCCTTTAAACTCGGCTTTTGTGGCTATGATCTTCCGAAGGTCTTGGCTAAACCCAGCCAATGCAGATCGATAGTTTTTCGTTAATTTCTCTGGTCGTTCTGGGTCGGGTCGGAATCGCGCCACCATAGAGTCAAATACTTGGCCTGCTTTTTCCCCTGCACGACCTAAACGAGAGCGACCATCGGAATCGATGCCTTTGACGTATCTCGCCCAGTTAGTCTGTGCATTTTGTAGGCTCGCTTGCGCATTGAGCACATTTGCGTCTGCCTTACGGCGGTCCGTTTCTGCCTCATCTAGAGCTGCACGGCTATAGCTGGTCGTACCTGTCTCTTTGAGGTTACTCATCCCCTCGCGGGCACGTTCACGGGCGTTCTCGTCAGGTGCCACCACCGCCAGAAGCACGCGTGCTGCGAGTTGTTCGTTTGTTGGGAGCTTGGCAATATCCGCGATGCTACGGACACCCGCCTCTTGCATGCGCTGCCCCATGACGTTTACCTGATCAACCGTGAGCGTCAGTTCACCAGAATCTACAGCGGCGTCGATCTCTTGGTCAGACATACCGTCAACACGCTGGATTACAGTCTCTTCGAACTGGCCCCAGGCTTCGGTGTCCATGACAGGGGTCTTGGGTGCTTCAGCCGGAGCGACCTCTTCACCTTTTATCTGGGCAAGCTCAGCTTCAATTTCCCCAATACGTTTGTCCCTGCGGTTGCGGGCGCTGACCCGGTCAGGTCTATTGCCACTTATTTCCCTATTTTTGAGTCGCTCAAGCTCCGTTTCCAGCCTGCCTTCATATCTAGCAAGCGTATTTTCTTTAACGCCTCCTGGCAAAGGCACGATCGAATTACTCAGCGTTGTGTCTAATTCCCTATAGCCACTTGATTTAGGTGACTCAGGTACCTGCTCTGGAGCTGTTGGCTCGGGTATAGCGATGCCAAGGTCGATGGCTGTTTGGCGAACAAGCTGTTGTCGCTCTTCATCAGTCTCTGCAAGAGCGAGAACAGTACGAAAGCTTCTCGACGCTGCTGGGTTGCCCTGTGCGTCTATTGTGGTCACAACCGTCGCCTGCTCATCGGCAGCTCGACTACGAGCGTTGATGTCAGCCTGATTAACGCCCCTCATCGCCATGTACTCAGCGCCCGCTCGTCCTTTTGCGCCATCTAACACGCGAAAGTTCAGCCACTCGTTAGACACGGCCTTCGCGGCTTGCTTTGGGTCTAGGATGAGAACCTTGTCGGTCTTCTCAACACTACCTTCCGCAGTAAGCACTCCCATACTGCCGTCTTCGTAACGACCAATAACACTAAGACCGCCGTTTGGGCCTTTGCGAATCTCGGTATATGTGAAGCCCTTTGGTTTAGGCAGCGTACCTTCGTTAAGCACTCGTAGTGACAGCGCAGTGGCATTACGGTCACCTGTCTGCAACTGGCCAGCCAATACATCTTCATCCAACTTAGTGGCGTCGGCTGGGGACACTAAACCGTACTTACCGGCCTGAACAAAGAGATCACCTGATAGCTCGATAAATTGCTCTCTCCCAAACTCAGTTGCATCCCTACCTTCCTGCGCCTGCTTAATTGCGAGTTCGCCTTGCTGAACCTTAAGTCGACCCTGATCGGTCTCAGCATTCATACGACTGGTGTCAGCATTCCTTTCGTCTACAGCCAGTCCTCGATCCGTTCTTTTCAGAGTTTCGTTGAACTGTCGGACATTCTCTTGCTGCTTTTCTCTTGAGAGCTGCAACTCATCCGCACTGAGTTCTAGCTGGCGAGTCTGTAGATCGAGCTGATCTCGTCGAAACTGATTGTCACGGCGCTGCTGGGCAAACGCTTGTGCGCCTTGTATGCCTGCAACAAGCCCACCGCCAAAATCACCAAGTGCCATACTTCCCCCTTAAAACGCGAACGCCATAATCGCCATCGCGCCAAGGCTACCGATGGTCGAATAGGTCTGCGCACGTGATGCAGCTCGCGCTTGCGTGTAGGCGTTTTCGCGCTGATTAGCATCGGCTGCTGCAGAGCCCAATTGATTTTGCGAAGCTCGATTCACGCCTTGTCCGATGTTGATTAGGTCACTAAGTAAGGCGGTATTGGCTTCGCGTTGTGCGATACGTGCGTCGTTAACCGACTGGACACCGCCAAGGGTATTAGCTCGCTGCAGACGAACATCTTGCTGCTGTCGCTGTGCGGGGGTCAGTGCCGCTCCATAACGTGACTCGTTGCGGTTCGAGATTCCGAGTGCCAGTCCCTGCGCTACCTGGATATCGTCCCGAGCTTGATCAATTAGGCTCGTGTCGTTCTGCGCCTGATTAATAAGCTGCTCTTCAAAGTCACGGTAGTTATTGACGTAGTCGAGGTACTCTTGGCGTGTGATATCCGCATACGCCTGCTCTGGGTCGTCGACGGCAGGAAGGCCCATGTTGTTGTACATGGACTGCTGCTGGCCCAGCTGTCGAGTGCGGTCCATTATCCCGCCAAAACCTATTGTTGGGTTACCCATAACCATAATCAGCCTCCAAAGAATCCTGAGAAGCCCAGACGGGCTCCAGCGCCCTTGACTTGTTGGCCTTGTGAATTAACGGGGGTGAAGAAAGTGCCGCTTACCTCTTCGGGCGGACCCATGCCATCACCCGCCATCTTTTCGCCCTTCGTACTCATGTTCTCAGCACCTTGCATCAAAAGAGCCCCGGCAAGCTGACCTGCTGCTTGTTGCTTAGCCATCGCAACGGTCTGCTTCGCTTTCGCCCGTGACAGCGCTTCTGAAGTCGCCAGACGTGAGGCCTGTGCCATACCGGTCTGCGCGTCTGCGGCCTGGCCACGCGCTGTGCCCAATACATTGGTCCTCATGGTGTTCTGGATCTGTTTGGCGTTACGGTTGGCAACGCCGAGCTGGCCCTGATACGCCTGCGCCATATCACCGGTAGCGGTCGTACTCTGGGTCGCTTGATAGGACGGTTGAGACGTCAGCGCCTGCATCGTGTCGGCGTTAGCGCGGCCACGAAGAGTCGAGCCAATGTCTTCAGACATGGACTTGTCGCGCATCTGGCGGAGCAGTGGGTCATAGCGCTGTTTGAAGTACTGGTACTCCGCCATCGCTACTGACGCTGAAGCCTTCTCCGCTTCTGAGGCCTCGTAGTCTTGTTTCTTTGGTCCGCTACCCATCAGCTAAGTCCTTTGAATAAACTATGGTCTCTATGTCCCATCCCATCTCTGTTAAGTAGTTGGACATCTTTGGGATGCTCGACTTAACAGTTAACTTGCTAAACCCGGCTTCTCTTGCCACCCGCATGAAAAAACCTTCATGCGCGTTAACCAGCCCCTGGCCCTGTCTATTTGCAGCGGCGAGCCAGACCAACAGTGCTCGCTCTCCGCTGAATGGATCTGTCTCACCAATCGTGACTACAAATCCGTCATCCGTGGTCCAGAGATGTGCTTCTTGGGCAATACATGCCGCGTACACATCTTCTGGCCTAAAGGACAGAAACTTATCCTCAGCGAGGATCGCCTCTATCCCAGGTTTGACCCAATGCCACTCGCGACGTATGTCGCTAAACACTAGGTCATCTAACTTCTCTTCCATATCGGTTTCTCTTCTTTGAGAGGGGTGAATGTAAGCCCCCGTACTTCACCTTCCTGGCAATACCGGTGTCTGCTTGTCGTGCTCGTCGCTCCGCCGCAATGACGTCCTGAGTGAAGAGCGTTCCGTAAACTTGTGCGCCTGCGTAGTCAGTCCACTCACGCAATGGCATGCGAAGTAGGCGGTAGATCGCACCGTTAACAATCACATCGCGATAGTCGACGATGAGGCGATCAGTAATTTCGGTCGAGCCCACTGTCGGTTTGAGTTGAACACGAGTGATCGTTGAGTCAGTCTCTGAGTCACTTGGCACCGGGACTAACCGGAGTTGACTACCCTCATACAACCAATACTCAGGCGTCCCGTAATAGTCAGTCTCGCGCCACTTCGGCTTGCGCTGCTCCAAAAGGATTGAGCTGATTGGCTCCAGTTCTACACCCTTATGAATGACCGTCATGATCTTGTGGACAACAGAGTCCGTTGGCGTAGTCAGCGTGTAGTCATACTGACCAGCTACCGTCGAGAACTGGATCTCCTCCTGAAACACACCTGCCTTCTCACACAGCTCAGTGATAGCTGCTCTGATGCTGTTTTCGATCAGCGTGTCAGGGCACCCAGGAACCATCGGGATGATTTCGGGGAGGAGCATCTCATACGCGATAGCCATTTATTACCCCAGCTGTGTAGGTGTAGCAGGTCGAGCCTGCTCGAGGTTAGGGGTGGTCATCGCGTCGATCTGACCCTTACCAGTGACCGAAGTCGTAAAGAGCTGGTAGTGATTAGCTGCACGCTGCGAGTTACCTGCGTACTCGGCGTCCTTCATGTAGGCCATGTACAGCACATAGTTCATGACAGCGTTGGCAAACACGTCTGGCACATCAAGGTTGTCACTCAACCCGACTGTGTTCGGATTCGCCGAAAACACGATCTCTAGGTAAGCCGAGCCACTTACACCAGGGTAGACGTAGAAGTTGCGAGGGTTCTGCTCATCGTAGATGTAGTGCTTCACAATGTTGGTGTGCGCTGCGTCGCCGCTGACTGAAGGGTCGTGCCAGTCGGGAGTCTGCGCATCGAGGATCTCTCTAGACACCAAACGCACCGAGCGCTTACCCGTACCGTTTGTCGCTGCTGACATGTTGCGAACAGCCCGGAGCAGGCGATTGCCTGTGCTTGGGATGCTCTGCTTAGTGCCACTAGCGAGCGTGATGGTTTCGTTCTTTGCCGAAGCGTCTGGCTTCAGCAGTGCGATTTCGCGTTGCGCATCGTTTACCCACAGCACCAGTTCATCTGTTACCGGCCAACGGATACCCGTGGTGTCTTGAAGAGTGGTCTGGACACGATCGATAACGCTTTGGACTGAGACTGTCATGTAAACCCCTTATGAGTTAAGCGCTGTTTCCCAAGCTGTTAGGCGCTCATCCGCAGGGACAGTGCGACCTACCAACTTGTTAACGACGGCAGCTTTTGGCGTGCCATCGACCTTAAAGTTATCTGGGTCACCTTCGACGATCAGTTCTTGGAGAGCGGCGACTACGTCGTCTGTCTCTTCAGTCACTTCTTCAACAGGTGGCTCAAGTTCTGGTTCGCTATCGGTCTGCTTTGCGCCCATTTGCAGCGCATGTAGGCCAATAGCCTCGGATACTTCGCGTTCTACCCCTGCTTGGAACAGCACAACTGCCCCCGAGGTCAGAGCGATTCGGATGTCCTTATCACTAACTACCTTCATATCTACTCCCTAAAAAAGGGAGCCCCTCCGAAGAGGGGCTCATAGGTCTTACTGAGCAGTGTCTAAGCAGATAACACCGAAGTCTTGGACGTTGCCGCTGACATCGCTGTTGTACTTAGGCTTGCGTAGACCGAAGATCTTGCCGATTGAGATACCAGCTTGGTTCTCATAATCGAAAGTATCTTCAACGATCTCTGGGAGACCGATATCAGCCATTGCAAGCGCCTGAGCACCGCAGAAGAGAGCACGTGCGCCGCTCACGTCTGCGTCTGCACCCCACTTGTAACCGGCGGCACCAGCGTTTGAAGAAGTACCACTGGTAGCGCCTTCAGTGCTGAATACGTGACGGAACTCGTGGATCATTACGCCGTCAACCATGAGGCTTGAAGAACCTGCAAAGAGGCTGTTCGAAGCGCCACGTACGCCAGCGTTACGGACGTTAGCCAGGAAGTCTGAATCGAGCTTCAAGCTGGCCATTTGCTGAGGAGTGACGAACATGTGGAACACTTCGTCGTTACCTGCACCACGGATACCACGGATATAGTTGTCCTTAGCGAAAGCCTTCAGATCAACGATGTGGCGGTAGCCCATCTTGTCGGTAGCAGTTACTGCAGTTGTATCACCAGATACGAGGTTAGAACCTGAGATACGGAGGTGACGGTCAGCAGTAGGAGCAGAAACGTCAGATGCGTACTCGAGGTCAACCAACTCGTGGCCAGTTGTGCCAGACGTAGGACGGAGACCGCCGTTAGTCTTGTGAGTGTATGCAACACCAGAGAGGGTCAAGAACGCGAGCTGGTCCATACGGTCAGCCATTGCATAAGCAAGAGCGTCACGAGACTGCTCACGGAAGTTGACTACTGACTTCTGGTCAGCCAATCGGCCAGCGATTCGGTTTGCGAATCGGAGCTGATCAAGCTCGATGGTGATATCGTAGGCACGAAGCGCTTCTTCGTTACCTTCCAGAGTGTTATCCCCGGTGATACCGTCGCCAGTCATGTCAGCAAGCAACGTGATTACTGCTCGTGTACCTTTCTCTGACTTGGTGAGTTCAGTTACGCGTTGTACAAGCGCATTTTGACCAGTTCCGGCGAACTGGTTTACGAAAGACATGTTGCGAGCAACACGCCAGAAGTCGCGACTCCAAGCCGTCAATTGTTCGGAAGTCAGCGACGCAAAGTTAGTAAGAGCCATGATGGTTCTCCTTAATTGAGCGTACGAGTTGTATGGGCCTAAGCCCGTTCATAGCCGACTTATGGAGCGGCTAATCCGTTTCCTCGTGTCGTGAGGCGACGAACTAGCGCTTTATTAACGAGGTGCGACCTCGGCTCGTTTAACGCCTTAGCGGGCGAAATACGTTTTTAGCGTGATCGACACGGTCAGATATCGTTCTGACAAACGAAGGTATGCATAATATTAGCTGTGCTAATTAAATTAAGCAAGGCTAGTCGATTTGTGATTTATACAGCCGCGAAGCCTGATAATGCACAACGACTGGCTCCTCATCACACATGTTCTGATCGAAGATCTTCACCCATTTCAAAGGCATTTCGAAATACTCATGGTGAGCGCTTACTGCTTGAAGCGTCTGCTGATCCCAGGTGTAAGGGGATGCCTGCTGAACGTATAACCAGTCCCTTACCAGATCTTTCGACGACTGGTTGTTGGGTAGATAGATAGTCCCGCTCAACAGTGACGGGCCTCTCTTTGAGGTGCGCTTCTTTTGAAAGAAGCAAAGTCCAGGGATATCGCGTTCTATCTCCTCGAATGGTGGTTCGCGCTCCATGCGTGAATCGATGTCCAGATACAAGATGTTGTCGTCGATGGTATGCAGCGCATCGAATAAAACTCTGGGCTTCATAGCGCAGTTCAGCTCCCAACAGTCTTGGCTTTCAATAGGGTAGATCGTGTGCCTAACCTTGTACTCATTCATGCTGTCTATGAAGTCTTGGACCTCATTTTCGTAAGGCGTGTTTTTTGTGTAAAACGCTACCACTTGCATTTGTTTCCTCCATGCGCAGTTTGCAGACGTAGCGCGTTACCTCGTGGTCCGAGCAGATGATCTGCCCGTAGAGAGGAACGCACTTTTCTACAACGTCCGTGTAATAGATCCAGTCAATACAGTCGCCTTTCTCCTCAACGGCTGTACAACCGGCTAGTAATAAGAAAAGGAACAGGACTCTCACACTACCTCCTATATCTTGCTGTTTTCTTTGCGATTTTCTTTGGTTGCTTCGAGAACTGCTTACCAGCTTTGGTATCCGCTCTCTTTTTCCTTGATGTTGCTGCGTACTCTTTCTTACTCAGGGACTCGCGAGCTTTTTTCGGTAGGTACCGCTCCCCGGTAGCCTTGCTGCCCTGTGTGCTGTTCTTCCCGCTCTTGGTGCCCCACTTTTCTTTGGTCCACTTCGAGAGAGACTTTTGTGCCTTAGTCTTAGGCCCACTGTATCCTCCGCCTGACTTCTTATAGCGTTGCGTAGCAAGTTGCGCCTTCCTGGCGCTCCACTGGCCTGGTCTACCGCCTTTTGATCCTGCCTTGACACTTGCGACGATGCGTTTCCACTTAGCTTCGTCGGTACGTGCCATTAGTAACCTCGCTTCATCCGCTTCGCTGGGATTTTCTTTAGCTTTGCGTTGATGCCAGACTTCTTCTTAGCGGGCTTTTTGCTTTTGCCGCGCTTGGCGCTACATGGCTTTCCATCGTGCATATCAGTTCCCCCTCTTCATCTTTTTGAGGCTTGCTAACGAAACAGCAGGCCCTTTTTTCTTCTTTTTGAGGCGTTCTAACAAAGCAGGTGGCATAGGCTGCTTGTTGGAAGGCGTTGCTTTAGCAGGCCCCTTTTTCCTCGGCTGCTTGTTAGAGGGCGTTGCTTTCACAGACCCTTTTTTTCTTGGCTGCTTGTTGGAAGGCGTTGCCTTAGCAGGAACCTTCTTCTTACCGTTCATTGGCATAACTAACTCCCTTTTTTCCACTTAGTGGACGATGACTTGGTTTTGGATGGACTCCATTTGACGCGATCAGCCCAGTAAGCTGCGCTCATCTTGCCTTTGGAGATGTTTTTCGCATGGCGCGACTTGAATGCCTTGCGTTGACCCACGGTCTGGTTGGTTTTGACGCCTTGTTGGCCAAAACGAATGGTTTTGACCTGATCACCTTGCTTAGCCACCACAATGTGCGACTTTTTAGGGTGCGAGGGCGTCCTTTTGGGTTTGTTGTAGCCCGAGACACCTGCTCGGGCTAAACGTGGATCTTTTTTGGCTGGC